ATCGTCGTCGTCATAGTCGTCCCGCGGTGGGATATCAATGCTGATCCATCCAGCGTCACGCATGTACCGTAAGCCCTGACTGATGCAGTCTACAAACTCATCATGTACCGTCTCAGGGAAGGAGCAGATCTGGCTGACCATGCCTTCAGCCCAGTCACGCACGTAGCCCTTGCGTTGGCTGTGCTCTGGTACCCAGACTCTTCCAGCTTTGATGATGTTTGCCACGATGGATAGGCGCTGGGTCTTGTCCGCTCGACCCGGGTTGTACGGCATCACGGGCAGGTGGGCACGTTGCAAGTCTTGTATAAGACTTATGCCGGCGCTCTTATCCTCCACCAGCAGTAAGTCAACGCGCTTCTTATCGCGTCCCTCACCATAGAACACCTCGAACTCCTCGATCACCTTGGGGCGCAGGTCAGGGTACTGTAGGTGCTCCTGCCAGCAATCCAGCACCAGCACGCACATGCCACCATCCAATGGCTTGAATGCACCCAGTGTGATGCATCCTGTAGGGTCGTTGATGGTCTTGTCGCTGGTCGCGCAGTCGTAAGACTGGATGATGTACTCCAGCTTGGGGAAGGGCTTGCCATCTGGCCACAGGCGGAACCAATCACGCTTGACTATGCCGCCCTCTTCAGGATCGATGATCTCAGCATGGATCTCTTGGCGGCCTAGGTTGGTGCCTTCGTACTGCAAGATCTGCTTCTGGAACGATGGGGCTAGGTTCTTGATGTTGCTGTACGTGCTGGCGCGCGTGATCACCACGTCGTCACCCTCACGCCCTATCAGGTCGAGCACTACGTCCTTTGGCTTAGGTGTGGTCGAGCATATGAGCTTGGTGCGTGTACCCAGTCGTATACCGAACTGGATCATGTCCCACGACTCTTGTAGGTAATCCCAAGCCGCAAGCTCGTCTAGCCACCCACCGTGGAACTGTGGACCGCGGAAGCGATCAGGCTCCGACGCTGGTATGCCCTTGATGAACGATCCATTGATAAGCCTGATCTCGTGCAGTGCCTTGTTGTAGTCGGCTATCAATTCTTTGGGTATGACGTTTAGCAGGCCAGAGTCACCCTCGAAGCAGGTGCCCTTCACGTCGCCGCTGGTAGGCGCTGATACGAGCCATCTAGTGTTAGGTTGCTCCCATGCCCACCACGCTAGCGTCTCAGCCGCCGCTCTAGTCTTGCCTGCACCGCGGCCAGCCAGCATGAGCCATATGCTCCACCAATCGCCTTTAGGCTCTATCTGATGCTTATGCGCCTGCTGGCTTAGCCACTTCAGTTGCCAGTTAATCACTATCTGCTGTAAGACAGGACTGTTAGCAAACTCCTCAGCTATCTGTGGATCCGACAGGATCTCGTCTAGTACGCTCATTCTGCTTGACGTTGCAACTTAATACTCTTAAGCAACTCACCAAACACATTCACATTGTTCTCCACCACCAGTGGCTGGCTATCGTCACCACTTATCTGCATGCTACTTAGGTCTGGTAATGCCTTATTAAGCAGTATCTGTATAGCCCTCATTTTGCTAGATGAAATTTCCTTGTCATCTGAATCATTAAGTGCATGTTCTTCCAGCTTTTTTATTAAAAGACTTACCTGAATCTTTTTGCGTACGTCATCCTGATGGAGCTTACCCATTGGGCGTCCTACTTTTCTTTTTTCTTCGCTCATCTTTCTATCCTTTCGCGCATACTTTCAGCGCATTACAGGTCCGAGTGTATCAAAAGCTTAATCATGTTGTCTAAGCTCCTATCTACAATCATTGTCTCTTCATTACCATTTCTGTATATCAAGAGCCAGAGCTTTAGCTTCTTGTCGTAGTTAAGGGATGAGTTCTCATGCGCCATTAGTAAACTTTGTAGCTGTTCATAGTTGCTGAGGTTACTCAACACTAGCCCCCATAACGCGTTGCTCCATGATTTTGTTGGCGCGGCGCAGTTTGTCATTCTCTTCTTGCAACCTCTCACACTTACCCATGTAATACGTGAGCTGTGCATGTGCTCTCTCTATCCATGCCTTCACTGCAAATGACATGGTATATGTCTCGTCTTCTGTCAGTACAGGCTTCTTGTCTACAGCAGGCATCGACCCTGTGATTCGCGCGATAGGCTTCTTAACTATTTTCTTAGCCGTTGGCTTCAACAGTTCATTTGTAGCTACCATTTCTTTCCCCCAGTTAAAGGATGAGTGATAAATTCACGCAAGAAATATAACACAGAGTTTAATGTTTTGCATTACTTATGAAACGTAAGTTCTTGTCAACAAATACATACTAAATCGAAAGTCACATAAATTACATATTGATAGGCTCTAATAATTGGATGCAGATCAAGCGTGTTGATATTCGCAACTTGAAGATAGTAGATAGGTTATCTACCTTACAGAAAGAATGCTTTCCTTATGACAAGCCGTACCCTACAAATGATGGATATTGGTGGATTGCTTCTACGGATGGTGTGGATATTGGTTTCGCAGGTCTTGTTTATTCTTCTCGCTGGTCTGATTGCGGTTACTTTGTACGCGCTGGCGTTTTGCCTAATCATCGTGGACAAGGGATACAGAAGAAGCTTATTCGGGTCCGCATCCGACAAGCAAAAGCTCTCAAAATGAATTGGCTTATTACAAGCACCTATGAGAACCCAGCATCATCTAATTCTCTTATTGCTTGCGGCTTTAAGCTATTTAATCCTACCAATCCTTGGATGGCCCGACATACGCTTTATTGGCGTTTAAAACTGGAGTAGTTATGACAGCCCCTAATATTTCCGATGCTGAGTTTATTGAGTTGTGGAATACCCACCAATCTGCCGCCGCTATACATAAACTTATTGGGGGTAATATAAGAACTCTTCAGAGGCGTAGAGCCAATTTAGAGACTAAATATGGTCTTTTATTAGAAGCTAAGGACCCTAGAAATAGACTTGAACGACCTAAAACCGCTTACGAGCGTAAACAACTAGGTGTTTTAAATGCCGTAGGATTGGTGTTCTCAGATGCTCACTATTGGCCCAACATTGTTACAACGGCTCACAAAGCTCTCCTGTATGCCATTAAAACTTATGCGCCCACCTTCGTCGTCTGCAATGGAGATGCGCTCGACGGGGCAAATATCAGCCGCCACCCACCCAGTGGCGTTGGACCTAAGACTCCTACCCTCATCGAAGAATTAAAAGCCTGCCAAGAACGTCTCAAAGAGGTCGAGGATACCGCCAAGGAGGCCCGTCATAACGTTAGGCTGATTTACACATGGGGCAACCACGACGCACGCTTTAACGCCCGTTTAGCGGCCAATGCGCCCCAGTTTGCCGAAACCTTTGGGTTTAAGTTAGAGGACCATTTCCCAACTTGGGAGTTCTGCATGAGCTGTTGGCCTACCCCAGATGTAGTTATTAAGCATAGATATAAAGGCGGTATCCATGCCACGCACAACAATACTGTTGGTGCAGGTAAAAGTATTATAACGGGGCATTTACACTCATTAAAAGTAACTCCTTATTCTGACTATACTGGTAACAGGTTTGGTGTAGATACAGGTACGTTAGCTGAACCTTATGGTCCACAGATGGCGTACGGGGAAGACAATCCAGTCAACCACCGCTCGGGTTTCGCAGTTTTGACATTTAATGATGGCAAACTTTTGTGGCCTGAGTTATTTCATGTTTTGGGGGACTCTCAGGTCGAGTTCAGGGGTCAAATCATCAACGTATAGGAGTTAATCATGTATCGTGTAGAAATTAATTTGGGTGGATTGTTCAGCGATGACAAGGTAATCATCGAAACTTCCGATTTCGAAAAAGTTGCTATTTTGCAAGAGTTCATTGAGTTGCAAGATGAGAACGGCTGGGAAATGGATTATGAGATTCTTATCGACGAAGAAGCTCTAGATGATGACGAAATCATTTGGGAAGACGAGGAAGAGGAAGACGAAGAAGAAGATAAAGATGCTGAGTGATCCTCAGTGGCTTTAATTGAAAACAGGGCTCACAAGGCCCTGTTTTTTTTAGTCTAAATACTTCATGATGTATTTAAGCTCTTCCTTAATACATTCCAAGGTCTGCTCTATTGGCACCTCATGTTTTGTATGTGATCGAATGTATTGACTTATCTCCCACAAAGCGTTCCAAGCATCTTGCGCCATTAACGCCTTCAGCGCCTCTTCTTTATCATCAAATTGAATTGTGTACTTCATACATCCTCCAAGTGATTCACCACGCGGATCAATGCCGCGATCATGTCTTTGGCCTGCTCTTTGGTCATGATGATGCGGGTACTGCCTGCGCCTGATCCTACGCTTACCCATACGCCGTCATCGTCAAATACATCTACAAATACATGGCTGTTGTACTCACGGCCTTTGATCTGGGTTTGAAAGTCTTCTTTTGTCATAGTGTGCTCCGTTAATTAAAAGTTAAAAGATGGGGGGCTGAGCCCCCTGTTGTTATGCGTTCTCTAGCTTGCGCCAAGCTTGTGTACCGATCCATCCATTTAAGCTGGCGCCGTTCTTGTCTAACACGTAATACACACGGCCACCTTCTACGCGTCTGCACTCGTATGTGTAGCTCTTGTTCTGGGATATCTTCTTGTCGCCGCGGTAGATGGGTGTTGGTGGCTCTTTTTTCTCTACCTCGATCAATGGTGTGTTGTGGTACTTGTCGGCCACTTCTACCAGCATGTCAGCAAACTGGGCGCCCATGCTAGCTTTGAATGTCATCTCGTGAATGACTTTTCTGGTGGTCATGCGTTGCTGATACTCATCGCCTTCAGCAAATGGGATTAGGTCAGGCTTGCGCTCTGTACCGCGGTTGATGAACTCTGGCTTAGCTGTGCCTGCTTCGAGCTTGTTCTTTTGCTCTAACAGCTTAGCTACATCAGCACGAACTTGAGCCACTATGCCGTCTGTGCGTGTGCGGCTCTTTTGCATAGGCTCACTAGACTCGCCAGAGCAGGCGCCTTGGAACCAACCGTGCTCGACTGTGTAGCCATGCTTGGCCATCCATCTCCCTACTACAGCCTGTTGGCGGCCACAGCATTGGCAGTTACCGCGAAGTTGTGTTGTTTGCATTTTGATCTCCTAAACCTGCGACATTGCAGTGATACGAACTATAACAGAAAATTAAAGATATCAAAGCCCCTCAAGTTTTTGGGGTTATATCGGTAAATCTATCTGCAATAGCCTTGGGTCTGTCTTCCACCATTTGATCCTTATTTGCAAGGCTTTTACGTACTTGTATGGAATATATGGATTCTTAGTGTTTTTGTTGTAGTTGTGCTCATATGTGCGCTTCTCTAACGCAACCATAAAGCTTTTAGGATCTAACCCTATCAGTCTTGCATAAGCTGGAAATACAGAGTTAGGATTGAAAAAGAATCGGAGCGCCGCTGTTGCTTTTCTATCGATGTTGCATTCGCGCTCTAACTCTTGCTTCGTGGGTGTAGAGCACAAGTCTGTAAATGCTAAAGCTATCACAGCCGCTAGCAGGTGAGCACAGCCCCTTGTATCTTCATCTACATTGTCATCAGTGCTAACAAAGTCAATCATGACGAGACTCTAATGCTCTAAGTTGATCGGACAACATTTTGACCAAGTCAATCATGGTTGCTAACTCAATGCGTAGATGCTGTTTTACCAATTTTGATGTGTTGACTGCAACAACCATTTCAGCCTCTGCTTCGACTTCATCTTGTTGTTTGCGCTCCAGCTCTTTAATATATTCTTGTCTGACTGCGCTATCAGCTTCCGTGCCGCTAAATTCTTCTTCTGGTGTCATTGGAACCTCTGGCTTGGTATACGGTTACGAATTGCGTCTCCAAGCTTCTCAATATCCACACAGTCATCCGCAAGCTTGGCACACTCCTCACGCTCAATCATTATGGCGCGTTTTGTTGTCTCTATTGCTACAGTCATGATCTCCGCTTTTGCTATAGCTAGAGCTTCATCAAATTCCTGTTGAGTAAAGAATTTAACGTGCTCTTGGCCAAGTATCTGGCGTTGCAATTGGCTCATCTCTTTCATCATGGCCTCCAAATAAATAAATCAAATATCACAGCAACTAAAGCCACTAAT